GGATGCAAGTCATTTCTTACAGCGCATACCTTGCCAAAGCCCGCATGGGCGGGCTTTGGCAAGGTATGCGCTGTTTGTTTTTGTGTTCGGGGGTTATTCAAGTTTCATCAAAAGCCCTGCCGCAATCATATCCTCGATATGATGCTCCGGGGTATCTGTCCGCAGGATTGCGCCGCTCCATTGTTTGGCACGGAAAGCGGAACCCTCCAGCCATTCCTCAATGGTGGGCTCCGGAACCATCAGTTGCCCTCTCAGGGTTTCACACGCCTCAAGCGGTGTGGCAGCCTCAAATTCAAAGTCGTCCAGCAGTCTGTATTTCATGCGATCTCCCTGAAGGACGGGGAGTTTCCTCCCCGCCCGGTTTTTATGCGACGGCGGAAAATACCGCCGCCCGGTTGCGGTAAAATGTTGCAAGATCCGCCGGAATACCCGCAAAGAGGCTGTCTTCGCAAGGGCAGGGCGTTTCTCCCGCCGCGCCGCCGATCAGCTCATAGCTGTGCTGGCCTCGCAGAGGGCGGATGTCAAGGCCCGTCCGGCGCAGGCGGGCGATGGTGGCACGGGCGGTATGCGCCTGCCAGCCAAAACTCTCCATCATGGTTTCAAGCGAAACTATCCGCTGTGCCGCGAAAAGTGCCGCAAGCCGCCCCATCACCCCGCCCGTGGAAGGAAGGATGGGAGCCGCCGTGATCTCCGGGTGCGCACGGCGGCAGGATTCGTCAATAAAAGCCTGAAGGAAGCGAACCCAGTTGCAGACCTTGGTGGCGTTCGCGCTGCCGGAATGCTGGCGAAATTCGATTGTGCCGTGGCGCAGGTATGCCTGAAGGTTGATTTTGAAATAGCGGCCCGGCATGGAATGAGCAAGCTCGGAAAGCGTAGAGGCTCTTTGGAAGGCTCTGGAATGTATCTGCTCACGGATGCTGCGGCAGTAAGTATTGTTGTTCGCGCGGCGGCTTTGCGGCATAAAAGCGTCAATTTCTACCTCAAAAGCGGCGTAGCGGCGTATGATCTTCCTGCATTCCGCCGTCGAAAGCCCGTGCGCATCAATATGCACATGCAGGCCGCAGGAACGGTCAGCCGTGGCTCCGGCGTCATCCAGAGCCGCCGCCGTCACGCGAAGCTGCTCCAGTCCGGCCTCTCCCTCCAGAATCGGGGAAACCACCTCAAATCCGTCCCGCACACTGCTGTCGGATACAATTTTCCAGTGGCTGGTGCTATCCGTGTGGTTATAGTTTTCTTCCCGAATATCCACCCCCACCGCGCGGATGGCGCGAAGAGCCTTTTCGCGGCGAATCCCCACGATTTCCATTTCGACCCCGAACTTTTTCATTTTATCAACCCCTTGGTTTTATTTCGGATTTGTCGCGTTTGCGTGGGTGTGTGTTCGCTCTTCCGGCCGAAGGATGCAAGTTGTTTCTCGTTGATTTTACTGGTTTTTTTGAGAAATCATGCAGGGCCTTTTTACTATACCGCTTCGGCGTAAATCGCCGCTGTGTAAACCATGCCCGCGAGGTAGCGCATCGGCACGGGGATGCCGAGTTCCCGCCGGGTGCGCCGGGAGAGTTTCCAGCTGTTCCATTCCTCGATGGCCGCTTCAATGGCCTCTTTCAAAGGGTATCGGTGAAGGAAACAGTGTACGGAATCGGCAAAATGCCGTCCCCATCGGCTGTCCAGAAAAGCGCGGGCTTCTTCGGGATCGGCTCTCGTGTCTTCCGCGATCAGCGTCATGGCGATCTCCCATGCGGCGTCAGCGCATCCGTCCAGCGACATGGTTCCGTAAAAGCCGTAGCGTTCGTTTTCCGATTTGAGCGTATTCATGGCACGTCTCTGTTTTTACTGTTGCAGATAAAAAAAGGGGGGGGCTGTCAGCCCCCCTGTAGAAATATGCCTATATCGCGCGGCACCATCCGGCCCGGCAGTCGCATCCGCCGCATTCGCCGGAGCAGCTCTTGTTGTGCCGCCGCTTGTATTCGGCTTCGCAGTTTATATTGACTCTTTCGATGATTTCCGGACTCGGCCATTCCCATGCCATGCATTTGTCGCCAGGGCACTGCTTGCCGTGAAACGGGCAAAATTTCTCTTTGGCTTCCGCAAGCGGAAGAAGATATATCGGCGTTGTATCTTTTCTTTTGCCGTTTATTCTGTTCAACCCGTTCATATTGCCCGCTCCTCTGTGTAATTTGCTGCGTGAAAACGTGTTCGCTCTCGTGCCGGAGGAAATCAAGTCATTTATGGATGATTAAAAACAAAAAGAGCAGGCAAGCCGCATAGCGGTGCCCGTACAGAAAACGGAATGTCCCGAGAGTCAGGCTGCCAGTGCTTCCGGTGCTTCCACAGCCGCCTTCATCTGCGATTCAAGGATGTGCTGATACACCTTGAGGAGCATACTTGGATCAGCGTGATCCATAATTGTTGCAACACTGCGGATATCGCCGCCGTTGCGTATGGTCTCGGTAGCGAAGGCGTGACGGAGAGCATAAACCGTGATGCGCCGGGTAATCCCGGCCCGCTTGAGAGCGGCACGCCATGCGGCTCCAAGATTTTTGACCTGTTTGCCGTGGTAGTTGATCACCCATTCGCAGCCCTCATCCTCCACACGCCACGCCCGGAGTTTATCAATCAAGTCACTCCGCAAGGGGATTTTGCGATAATCATGCCCTCCGGGACGTTTGGCCGCGCAAGGCATGAGAGCCGCCCCGGCGGATTCTGAAACGTCGCTCCATGCCAGCCTGAAAAGCTCGGAGGGGCCGGGGCGCGCGCCGGTGCAGTAGCCAAGCCACACCAGCCGCTGGATGTGCTTCGGGGCCACCGCCAGAATCTGGCGCAGCTCGGCGGGCGTGGGCGGCAGGAGGCGCTGGGAGCGGGCATAGGGCAGGCGCAGACCGGCGAGAGGTGAAGTACGCAGCAAGCCTTCTCTGACCGCCCAATTATAGGCGGCGCGGAGAATTTTTACCCTGCGGTTCACGGTCGTCTGTCTCAGGCCCCTTTCACGCTGCATCGTCATGAATGCCCTGGCATCGGCTTCCGTCAGCCGGGCCGCACGTCGATGGCCAAACAGGTGCCGCAGGTGGACGGCGTGGTAGGTATCCGCCTTGCGAGTAATCTCCCGTATGCCGTCGCGGGCAAGGTAGGCGTCCAGCAGCCCGTCCACGGTCAGGGCACTGCTCGCACTGCGTTTCGCTCCTCTGCATACCCGGACTATGCGCTGTCGTTCTCGCCCGACATGGGCGGTCTTTTGCTCCACATAGGCTTTTGCTTCCCGCTCCGTCGAGAAATACCGTTCGGTACGCTCGCCGCCCTTATTCCACGCCAGACGCCATTTTTTACCCTTCCGCCACGCCAAAAAGGTGATTTTATACCGCATCGCCTATCCCTCCTTTTTATGCGGGATAAACAAACAAAACCGGTATATTGTCAACAGCGATCCGTCTGCCCGGTACTGCGCAAGTGACGGCGCGGGAAAGTATGTAACGGATACAGGCCGCAACGTAGCGGGCATTGTCGGAGGCCACCCCGAAGGGGTGAAACTTGTCAGCGACGGCGGTGGCTTGTACGACCTCCATACGGAGGGCGCATTTTATCAAATGTACCGCACTGGAGTTTCTTATCTCGGCGGCAGCGTAGGCTCCATGTTGGTATCATTCGGCATCGACGCCTCCCGTTCATGGGGTGTTGAACATTCCGGGGCGGAGTTTGCCCCCGCACACTACAAACAGCCCATCGCATTATACCTCGGCAGGACTGCCCAGATATAGGGCTACGGGAACATCAAACGATGCAGGCATAACTGTATCAGAGGCCCCGTAGACAGGACTGACTCTGGAGGCAGCAAAGAAAATATTACTGGAATTGGTAGGCGCTGATGTAGGGTGTTGTCCTGTTATGAGGCTTACATCCTGCCCATAAAACGCACCCGTAAAGCTGTCATTGGAGCCTCCGCCCGTATGGACGCCACCAGTGATGTCTGGCACCCCCGGCTCGTTATACTTCCCCGCGCCTGTTTGTCCACAGTACCGGGCAAACAGGCCGTTCAATCGAGGAACAAATAATCCCGTGGGGTTAGCGGAGTCAGGTACCCATTTCAGAGGATATGCCTTCTTGTCCTCGTCGGAGCAGTTGTAAGGTAACAACAAACCTGAAAATCCGCCTTTTTCGTACTTGGCTTTCAGCTCGGGCCAGAGGTCAAAAAGCGCGAGGGAGCCGTCGGCCCACATGCAGTTTTCCAGCGGCAAATCCGGCGCTGTGACATCAACGACACTCCCGATTCTCGAATAGCGGTAGGCTTCAAATATCTCCACCTTTTTCTCAAGTTCAATAATTCTTCTGGCAAAGGCGGGCATGCTCATGACGATGGCTCCTTACA